CTGATGGTACAAATTTAACTGAAGTATCATTAGATACTTTAGGTGGAACTATTGGAACTGCACAAATTGCAGATGATGCAGTAACTAATGCTAAAATTGCAGATGATGCTATTAGAGCTGCACAAATTTCTGATAATGCAGTTATAACTGCAACAATTAATGATGATGCGGTAACACAAGCTAAAATAGCTGATGATGCAGTTGGAGCTGATCAACTTGCTAACACTGCAGTAACCGCAGGATCTTATACTCTTGCATCAATCACTGTTGATGCACAAGGAAGATTAACAGCTGCCTCTTCAGGTTCAGCAGGTGCGGGTAATATGATATGTGTTAAAGAAGAGTTAGGCCCTTCAAGTGGAACTTACACTGCTAATTCAGCTGCTAATAAAATAATGCTTTATGCTACTGCTGGCGGCGGTGGTGGCGGCGGCACGGGAGGACCTCCAGGTGGCGCAGGAGGCGATGGAGGATTCGGTGTAGTAATGAGAAATATATCAAGTCCTTTTTCAAAAGCATTTTCCGTAGGTGCAGGAGGCAATGGTGGAGCTAGAACTGCAGCAGGTAATGCAGGAGGTGCTACATCAATGACAGATGTTTTCACATTTAATGGTGGTAATGGAGGTCAAGGAAATCCAGGTTCACCTGGAGCTTCTGGTAATGATGGTACAGCTGGTGTGACTTCACCTGCTACATTAGTTAGTAGTGCTATTCGACCAACTCAATTTTTTACAAATGCCATTAAAGGACCTCAAAATTCTAATTATGCAAACAATACACAAGGCACCAATTCACCAAATTCTAATATAATGCAAGTATTTGGATTAGGTGCAGCATCAAAATTTGGAATTTTTGGAGTACCTGGTCCGTCTGGAGGTGCAGAAGGCTCGGGAGAAAATGGCGGAGATGGAGTAATAAGATTTTTTGAGGATTTAGGAACTTAATATGGCTAAAGTATTTTTTGTAAAAAATAGTGCTAATCAAGATGGATGTCTATTAAAAATTGCATCAAACGATAATATGTTTGCTAATCATAATGGATATAATTCAAATCTAGTGGATTCATTTGAAATTTCCGATGCTGATTTTAATGATATTGTTAGTGGAGAGAAAATACCCAAATCTCATGATGGTACTAATTTAATTTGGAATAATTTAGATTCTAGTATTGTAGAATTTAATACTGAAGAAGGATTAAAAAATTATTTATCTAATTATATGTTGATAGCTGAAAATTGGATGAAGAAAAATAATGAGCATCCCTTATACAATAAATTACAAACTTATTTGTCTTGGATCAAATCTTTAGATACAAGCTCAATAACACCAATATCAGGTTCATTTGAAAAATATGCTTTAAGCCAAGCAAAAGAACCAGTGCACAATTTAGAATTAATTTAATCTTTACATCAATAAAAAAATCTATAAATTTAATTTGATGTTTAGTAAAAAAATCAAATTTATCTCACATCAAGATTATGTTAATCTCAAAGAAGATTATCCAGAACCAATTAAATTAAATATACCTGAATGGTATAAAAAATTAGAACACACCATCAGATTAAAAACAGTAAAAGGATGTATGCCCTTTTTAGATACTTTAACATCGGGTTATTTATTAAGAGTGCCACAAGACTATGCTTTTGTGCATAATATGACTAACAAAGATGGTCAACCTGATATAGAGTGGCACCCTCTAGGTTTAGAGGCTCCTCATTTAAATGTGAAAGGTATCAATTTATGTACGCAAGCAAATTTTCATCCAGTAGATCAAATTAAAGGATCACCTCTATGTGATAAAAATAAAAATTTACCTTTTATAAAAATAATAAATCCATGGATTATAAAAACACCACCCGGTTATTCTTGTTTATTTTTACCACCTATGAACAATACAGATGATAGATTTTCTATTATTCCAGGCATTGTAGATACAGATACTTTTCCTAATGAAATAAATTTCCCTATTGTTATCAATGGAGATAAATACCCAACACTAGATACTACGATTAAAAAAGGCACTCCATACGTTCAGGTTATACCATTCAAAAGGGATTCTTGGAAAATGTCAATTGTGCCTGCTACTTCAAAAAAAATGAATGAAGGAAAGTTATTTTATTTTATGAAATTTTTACATATTTATAAAGGCAAATTCTGGCAAAAAAAATCATGGAAATAAAAAAATTTATTAGAATTTATGACGATGTTTTACCACTTTTTGTTTTAAAAAATTTTACAAAATTGTGTAATCATTTTAATTACCAAAAAACTAAATTAGCAGATGACTCTATAAATGAGAAAATTAGAAAAGTGCAAGGTAAATTTTTATCAAACATGAAAGAATCTTTAACAGAAGCACATTGGTTTAATTTGTTATACCATACTTTTGTAACACATTGTGTACATTACATACAAAGTCAAAATCTTGATATTCGTACAAATATTATTGTTAACGATATACAAATTTTAAAATATAATACATCAAATTTTTATAACTGGCATGTCGATGATGGATTTACAACACCTCGAACATTAAGTTGTATTTATTTTGTTAATGATAATTACAAAGGCGGTAATTTATGTTTTCGAAATCCTGATACAACCAACGAGCACTCTATAGAAAAAAAATCAAATCGTTTGATAATTTGGCCTTCATCTTTTTTATATCCACACACAGTAAAACCAGTTTTAGAAGGAGAAAGGCTTTCGGTTGTAGCATGGGCAAGATAAATAAATTTGCAAAAATAAATAATTTTTTAAATAATTTTGAATGCACTCTTTTAAAAGATTATTGTAGAATATTTCACAGATTAAATCAAAATCAGTTTGATTATGAAAGCGATCAAAATCTTGATACCTATGTTTATGGTGATCCTATCATGGAGTCTTTATTAATAAATAAAAAGAAAGCTGTTGAAAACGAATTAGGATTTGAAATTTATCCGACATTTTCAAGTTGGAAAATGCACACTTTAAATTCTAATATGGCACATAAAAAACATAAAGATTCATGCGAAATAAGTGTCATGATAAATTTGGGTAATGACGGCACAGATTGGCCTTTAAAATTTGAAAACCAAGAGCATAATTTAAATGTAGGAGATGCGTTTATTTTTCTTCCAAAAGATTTTTATTATGATAGAGAAGAATTTAAGGGTGATTGGTATGCTCAAACATTTTTACATTATGTAAAAAAAAATGGTGATTACAAAAATTTAATAATGGATAAGAGAAAATATTGGGGGATGCAAAAATAAATGAAATTCAAACAATTTAATGATGGGGGCTGTGATATTATTTTTGAAAAACATGAAATAGATATTATTAATAAGAAAGAAAAAATTTATCTTGACCCAGTTGCTTTTAAACATTTTGGTAACGTGCTAGTAAAAATTGTAATGGATTGGCAGACAAATTTTAGTGATGAATTTAAAAATTTAAAAACAACGAGTGCAAGTGAGATAAAAGGTAAAGAGTCTTTAAATAAACATAAATAAATTATGTTATTTCCCACAATCATAGCAGACAATTTTTTTGTTGAACCAGAAGAAATAGTAAATTTTGCTCAAACTTTAAAATTTGCACCATCGTTAGATGGAGCTTGGCCTGGCACAAGATCTGCTCTTCTTCATACAATAGATAAACTTCTTTTTTGTAAAATTAACAATAAAATATTATCTATTGTATTTCCTTCTATATCTAACATTCAATATCGATGTGCTTCAAGCTTTCAATTAATAAAACAAAGTACAAAAAATAATTTAAAACAAGGATGGGTTCATCATGATGATCCTAATTTATTTACGGCAATAATTTACCTTTCAAAGCATCAAGATGTAGGAACTACTATTGTTGAAGCTAAAAATTTTAACTCCAATGTAATTAACTTAAGTTCTAAAGTTAGAGCTAATCTTGGGCAAGATGTTAAAAACTTAGAAGAAAAAGTAAATGAAAATAATAATCAATTTAAAGATAGCATAGTTGTAAAATCAAAATACAATAGAATACTGATATTTGATTCAAATCAATATCATTATGTGCCTAATTTAATAAGTAATCATCTATCAGAGGATAGACTAACATTAGTTTGTTTTTTTCAAAATATTTATCATGAAAATGGTATAAGATTTCCTATACCTGAGATGAGGAAAAATAAGGAAATTTGAACTCATGACAGATAGGTTTAAAGATAAAATATTTTAAGGTATAATAAATTATGCCATTAACAAAAATTAATATTGCACCAGGATTTAACAAACAAGTAACTCAGACAGGAGCTGAAGGCAAATGGACTGATGGTGATTTTGTTAGATTTAGATATGGACTACCAGAGAAGATTGGTGGTTGGTCACAAATTTTAGAAGGAAAATTGGTGGGTGCTGCTAGAGAACAATTTATTTGGGCTGATTTAGATGGTCGAAGATATGCAGCTATTGGAACTAATAAATTATTAGTTGTTTATTATGAAGGATCTTTTTTTGATATTACTCCTTTAGATACAGCTCTTACATCATGCACTTTTGATACTGTTAATACATCAGCCACTGTTACAGTAAATAAAGCGGCACACGCTTTAGAGGCAGGTGATTTGTTTACATTCACCTCTGTAACTCCTCCGACTGGTGCGGGGTACGTTGCTTCCGATTTTGAGACTAATACTTTTCAAGTAGTTAGTGTTCCCGATAGTGATACGTTTACTATAACTATGGCAAGCGCAGCTGGAACTACAGTAAATGGAAGTGGTTCTGCTGTCGTTAATCCTTATGTGAAACCAGGTGCTTTAGGTTTTACTTATGGATTTGGTTGGGGCACAGGATCTTATGGTGGTGGTCAACAATTATTTAGTACATTGAATGGTGCTTTATTAGATGACACTGCAGGAACAGGTGGTTCAGGAACTTCAATTACACTATCATCAACTACAAATTTTCCAACTTCAGGCACAATTAAAGTAGGAGCTGAATTTATTTCTTACACTGGGATATCTAGTAATGATCTTACAGGAATTACAAGAGCTGCGGCTGGAACTAGATCTGCTCACGCAGATGGATCAGGTGTAGAGTTTTTTACTGGATGGGGCGAAGCCTCATTATCCCAAACATTAACAATAGATCCGGCATCTTGGTCCTTAGATAATTTTGGAGAACAACTTATTGCTACTGTTAAAAATGGAAGATCTTTTTCTTGGAACCCAATCAATTCAAACTCTAATGCTCTTCAGACAAGAGCCGCTTTAATATCAGGAGCACCAACTGCATCTGTAATGTCTTTAGTTTCAGATAGAGATAGACACTTAATAATGTTAGGAACTGAAACCACTCTTGGATCACCAGGCACTCAGGATAAAATGTTTATTAGATTTTCTGACCAAGAAAACACAGGTGATTATACACCAACATCAACAAACACAGCTGGTACTTTTCGACTTGATTCAGGCACAAAAATTGTAGGTGCAATAAAGGGTAAAGATTATACATTTATTGTTACTGATAACGCTGCCTATGTTATGCAATTTGTGGGCCCACCATTTACATTTTCTATACGACAAGTAGGATCAAACTGCGGTGCTATTGGTCAACACTCTATAAAATATGTCAATGGTATCGTTTATTGGATGGGAGAATCTGGTGGTTTTTTTGTTTATGATGGAACAGTAAAATCTTTACCATGCGCTGTGGAAGATTTTGTTTTTACAACAAAAAACGGAAATAACTTAGGAGTAAATTATCAAAATGGAGAATCAATTTATGTGGGTTTAAATCATTTATATGAGGAACTAACTTGGTTTTATCCTAAAGCTGGATCTAATTTTAATGATAGAAATGTTACCTATAATTACCAAAGCGGAACATGGACTACTGGTTCTTTAGCTAGAACAACTTGGGTAGATGCAAATCTATATGATGTTCCATACGCTACAGAATACAATCCCACATCAGTGCCAACGTTTCCTGTAATACAAGGTGTCACTAATATAAATGGATGCACTATCTATTACGCACATGAAACAGGCGTAGATCAAGTTGATTATGATGGTAACAAAACTGCTATACCAGCTTTTATAGAATCAGGAGATTTCAGTTTAAACCCTGAGGGTACTAACGCTGATGTTTTTTTAAGTATGAGAAGATTTATTCCTGATTTTAAAACAATACAAGGTGATGCAAGAGTAAGTATTTTATTGAGAAATTTTCCTGTAGATACAGAAGCGTCTTCTCCTTTAGGTCCTTTTACAGTAAATTCAACCACTCAAAAAATAGACACTAGAGCTAGGTCAAGGTTTGCAAGTTTAAAAATAGAAAATACATCTACAGATCAGAATTGGAGATTTGGTACTTTTAGGGCAGATGTACAAATAGATGGAGGAAGAGGATAATGGAAAAAGATTTACAACTTATGAGTTTACCATCTTTGGTTTCAGAACCACAAAATCAACCAAGCATGAAAGATATTGCTCAAGAGGTGATCAAAAGACAAGTGGCAAGAAAAGTTATGGAGAGGGTAGGAATAAATGCTGCGAAAGCCTCTGGTATAGGATCTTTGCTAGGCATAGGTGGAGCTGTGTTTGGACCATTAGGTGCCGTCTCAGCTTTGGCGGGTAGATCTCTGGGTATTTCTGATTTTTTAAGTAATAAAAGAGCACAAAAAGAAGCTAGAAGACAAAGACTTTCTGATCCACAAGGAGATGTTGTGACTTATCCTGTTGGTATTATGTCTATGCAACCTACTGCACAGGATGAAGCACGAGGCTCAGGTGGCGGTGGGGGTGCCGGCAATTATGGAATGCCAGGTAGAGCTGCTTCAAGTTATGAGGATTTATAATGGCTAGAATAGATATTGTTATACCTGAACCATCACAAAAATACTCATCTGAAAATCAAAGACAGATAAGTCAGTCTTTACGAACAATGCAAGATAAGTTAAATACTTCGTATCAACAAGAATTAAAAAATGAACAAGATACATTTAATTACTTTATATCATGACAATTCAATATAAAAATGCTGGAATAGATTTAACGACAACAGGGACAACTTCTGTTTTAACATCACCTGCAAATGCTAGATGTTTAGTAAAACAAATTCAAGTTGATAATGCTTCTAGTAGCCCTGTTAATCTTTCTGTGCAAGTCACCGATAGCTCAGCTTCGGCAACTTTTGCAATACATAGAAAAGCAATACCAGCTAACACCATAGAAAATATTATTTCACAAACTTTAGTTTTAGAAGAAAGTGATATTCTTAAAATGACAGCAGGCACTGCGAATGAAATACAAGGCATAATTAGTTATGCGCAGATAGATCGATCGCAGGAAAATGGATAATGACAGAAGTTGAGTTTTTTTTAGAATCTCATACATGTGATGAATTAATAAATTTTTATAAAAAAAATTTAAATGATTCTATTAAATTTAACAAAAGATTAGTATTGGATTTAAGTAAATACGATGAAAATCCAATGATACATAATATTATTAATAAATATATAAAACTTAAACCAAGAAAAAAATTAAA